TTCTAAGTACTTGACCTAATTGAGATAAACCCTTTGACACGATACCACCAGACATAGCCATAGCCTCATCAGCATCAACATCAGCAGATGCAGAACCCTTATCTTTCGTCTCTAACACGCTCATTTTCGTGAGTAATCCAGATGTGCTTACAGTTGAACCTTGTTGAGTCACAAGGACACCACCGTATGATGCAATAATATTAAGTTGAGGTACAATATTTGCAATAGTGGCTGCAGTAGATCGTTCAATGTTTCTGTAAATCACAGTCACTTGTAAATTGAAAGCACCAATTGAACCAGAAGATAAATATGAATCTAATTGAAGGTCACGAACTGGATCAATAATAACACAAGGTCCAAGAGATGTGTTGAGATTACCATGTACTTCACGATTAGTACCACGGTATTCACTGAACGATTGAAGAGAACCATTACGGCGGGACATTTCAAATAAATCTTCTTCTTTAAGTTCAGCAAGTAAATTAGAACGGTTATTTAGAGTGATTTGAACTTTAGAAATAGGGAAAGTGAGAGCATTAGAATATTGGTAAATTCTTGAACTTGGCGTTGGTTCTATGCAAATCATTAACTTATCAGGAATTTGGCGAAGTTGAATATTATTACTGGTTGCAGTTGCAGGGAATGCGGTATTTGCTACAGTAGCAGTTCCAACTGTTTTATAACTTACAAATTCATTATATGGGGTTACACATTTTACATTCATTTTAGAGTATTCACTTGCAGGGAGAGAGTAGTATTTCATAACAACTGCGGAATCATTAGAACATAGATTACCATTGGTTTCAGGAACACCAGGCAGCCAGTTAGCACCGCCAAATAAAGCCGATGAAGATGTAAATATACGTTTGCAATCATTTAAATTAATATTAAATTCCATGTTATTTACACCAACAAATGAACCATCTTCTGAAAGAGATAGACCAGGCATCCCTAAGATAGATTCACGGACATACATTTTCACATAAATATACGATGTAGCACCGGCAACAGAAGCAGGGATAATGGCAGCTCCAGATGTTCCTTGATTTAATGGGGTGGTGACTCCATTTACTACTTTATAGACTTCCATACGACAAGCAGAACGAGGTACAACGCCATATTTGTTACCTTCTTTAACACCAGCGTAAGAACTAGATGAGGTTGCTTGCTGATTAGTGAGTTCTTGAGTTGCACCATAGTATAGGTCAGGTAGATAAGCGGTCATAGCCTGTTCTTTTGCTAAAAATCCAGGGTTAAGTAGTTTTTTAATTCGTTCTTGAACGTCTTGAGAACTAACAGATACACTGCAATTATTAATAGTCATAGAGGCACTATTAATGCAAGTGTTAAGCGGAAATGCAGATGGTGCGAATGCAAGATTGACACCAGCGGCTATGTCAGCGGTGACTTCAAAATACATATTAAGCACAGCATCAATTTGAATTTTTTGAGAAACTAAAGTATTTTCACTTGGAACATTTACATTAAACATGATACTGCTTGAACTGTTAGAGGTTTGTTGGTAATATTGGGTAATGGTTGATTGAGGACCATTTTTCACAGCCATTTCAATTTCATCTTCGACTTTAAGACGTTCATCATTAACAAGATAAGTTTTAACTTCGTTAGACATTATATTATATAATTAAACTTAGATATTTATTTTTAAACTATTCTTAATTATTTTATTTTTTAGACTTTTAATTTTCTAAATACAAATTTTAGTGAAAATGATCCACCAGAGTTCAGTGTTAATGGAACTAATGCGTTGTCTAATTTATTTCTAAAAAATACTTCTATGTTAATTCTTTTTAATTCTGTACGCTGATTCATATTTATCCATCGTTTTTCAGTTGGATTGTATATTATACCATTTACATAAGACCCGCTTTTGAAATCTGTAATTGTCAATTCGACACTATTTAAACTGCCTTTAGTTGTTTCAGTTCCATTAATATAACTATGAGTAGCACTTCTCATACTTGATTTAATTGGAATTGTTGAACTTGTTATTACGATGCTATCTACTGGAGTCCAAGTATCTAATGTTGAATAATCTTGATATACTGTAATATAATCCACGTTTTGATTTGATGACAATGACCCATCTTGTAAAGGTGGATTATCTACTGTCTCTGAATTTTGTAATCCAAAATTAGACATATTAATTGTAAATAATTGTTGAGTAATTACTGAACCATCTAATTGATAATTGGCTTGTTGGGTTGTAAATGGTAAAGAATTAAATAATCTATAAATTGGTTTATTGAGTGCAATTCTTAAATAATCATCTGCTTCATTTGAATAATAATCTTTAGGTGCAGATAAACTAATAATTTGAGAAACTTTATCAAAAATAAAAAATGGTACATAATCATGATTAATAAACGCCGATGATACACCGTTAGCAGTTAAAACGGAAATTAAATCTAATTGTGCTAATCTCAATGCTCTATTAACTAATACAATAAACCATTCATAATTATAAATATTATAGAATCCAGTTGTATAATTTGGATATCCTGATTCTAGTAATGATGGCTGTGCTTTGGTTTTATCTTGGGGGTCGAAAATTACATTTTGAGTTCCTAAATATCGAATTCCTGAAACTGGTTCTAAATATTCGATGCATACTTTATAAATTGTAGTTAAATTTGTGTTAGGTCTAATAGATGGTATAAACATAGGGATAGTTTTAGTATCTAATTTAAAATTTTCAATTGCTAAATCATAATCTTGTGTATTATTTAAAATTGCACTATCTCTTACTTCGTTGAATTTTAATGGTGGTTCATGTAGTTGAAAATCACTTGTTTCAACATCTGTGTTGTTAATTAATAGTGAATAATATTCATATTCGAAACTCATTTTATTATATAATATAAATTAGATATTATTTATTTGTTAAAATATTATGTCCCAAATTTTGATGGTTTATCCCAAATTTGGGCTGATCTGAAGAAACTATTTCTAATTTATATCATGTAAATAGTTTGCTCTGGAGAGGCAGAAATTGGGATAATCATTAAAATTTGGGACTTAAAATAATTAAATTAAAAAAAATAATCTAATATAATATAATGTCAATTACTAAAACTCAATTGGGAAAATCAAAATATAAGAATGATATTAATTATTTCATTACCAATCACGATTTAGATAAATTAATTCATAATGTTAAAATAGTTAAATTTGCAGATTTAGAAAACTATGCATCAATCTATGATTTGCTTCCTAAAAAAATAGATTTTGTTGTAATATTAACTGAAACAGAAGGTGTTAATACAGGGCATTGGCAATTGCTTTTGAGAAATAATAATGTATTTGAATTTTTTGATTCATATGGTGATGAACCGAAAACCATCATAAAATTTATAACTAAAAAAATGAATCAATATTTAGGTAATGATTATAATAAAGATATGGGTCATATATTGAAATCAATTAAACCAACTGATAAACTAATAATAAATAAATATGAATTTCAAAGTGATACTAATGACGTAAATACATGTGGTCGATGGGTAGCATCTAGAATTATTCAATTTATGTTGGGAATGGATAATAAACAATTTATTAATTGGTTCAAACAAATAAAAAAACAAAATCCAAGATTAAAGAATGATGAAATTATAAGTGAATTAATAAAAATTAATATCTAATTTATATTATATAAAATGAGTTATTACGGAGTTAATGCTGGCGATGGAAATTCAATATTTGACATCGCTTATAAATTTAAACAAATGGAATTAAGAGAAATGGAGAAAGTACCAACTACAATTAGAGAAAATAAATTAAATGGTTCTGACACAGGTTCATCTGATTTTTTAACTAAATTACAAGAATTACATAGTATGATATTTCATATTGATAAAAAAAGTGATGTACCGATTACTGAATTAAATACAATAGACCGTGCCGTGAAATCATTAAATAGAAGTTTTTTAGTTATATCGCAAGTTAATGAATATTTAGAGGAGTTTATTAAAATTGGAGAAACTACAGATGTTGTGAAATATTTAAAATCTGGCGAGTATGAAGTCCAATCAGTTGGGGCTATTAACGATAAATTTAATGCGTTATTAAAAGATGCGGGTGATGATAACAAAAAGGTTTGGTCTTTATTGTCAGCATTTAAAGATGTAGTTGATAGTGTTAAATCAGAGTTTAATCAGGGTAAAAATAAGGTTAAGGATACTAAGGCTTTTATACAAGCAAGAGACATTCATAATCGTTTTATTATTGCGAGACAAGCCGAACTTGGAGATGCTATGAGTCAAGATACATTCGAAAAATTATCTAAAGTTAATGATAGTATTCCTAATTTATTAAAATCAATATTAAAAATGGTTAATGAATTAGTATCTCAATCTAATGGTAAAAGTGAAGTATGGGGTGGTGAATATGATGATAAAAATAAAAGAAAATTAGACGAGACAATCAAAGAAATTGAAACTGAATTTAATTCACTTGAAAACAGACCAAGTATTAATCAATATATTAGAATTTATAAGCAAATAGAAGAACCACTTAGTATTTTAATTACTAATGTTAAAGCCATGATTGATAATACTGTGACATTTAGAGGACCTCAACAATTTAGCCTTCGACCATTAGAAGTTATAACGCCTGAAAAATTAGATGATATTTCTACATCTAGTGAAGGGACTGCTATTATTAATGACCTTGATTTAGAAAATATTGATTCAGTCGAAGATTACGTTGAATATTATAAAAAAGAACTATACCCCTATGTTGATAATCCAGATTTTA